TTGTCACCGATAACCACGTCAAACCTGTCAAACCACTTACGAGGTTCTTTATAGACAGATTGCCAAGTGGTAATTACCACCTGATGGTCCGTGTATTTTTCTGCCCCCGCATATATTTTGTGGCAGTATTCGGACGCCATCCATCCGTATTCTTCAAAGTCCTTATACATCTGCTCGACAAGAGATGTGGTTGGGACTACAATTAAAATATTCCTATTCACATTTACATGGTATCTAACCAATGCGTAAATCATTAACGACTTACCTGATGCTGTTGGCGATAGCAATAAACGCCTATTATACTTTAAAGCTTCATAGATTGCTTTATACTGATAATCCCTCACCTTCAGTTGTGGTGGAAGATGTAGTGCCTTTACAAATCCAGCAACTGCCTGGGGAGTAATCATTGCATTCTCTGAAAGAGGATGACCGAAGAATTTACATTCTTCCATTTCATATTTGTATCCTCTTTCATCTGCCCAGTCCAAGAGATAATCAATGAGACCTACATAGATCTCTCCTGTGCCTGGGGAATATAAACGGATTTTTCCGTCCCAACCTTTGTATCTTCGATTTTTCTGCATGAATTTTGCAGACTCAACCTCAAAGCAAAAGAAGTCTGCTAACTCATAATTGATGTGTGGTTCTGCTTCGACCTTGAGATATACTTCATTCTTCTTTCTAATCTTCAAATCAAACATAAGGTGGACCATAAAACCATGCTACAAGAGACTTTCTATGTCCAGCAGTGACAGGTCTTACCCTATGCCATTGATCTGCTAGAAAGAAAACTGCGGAGTAAGTTTTGGGTTTGATAGTAACAAACCTTTGCTCTTCTCCTGGTTTATATATCTCCAAATCAAACTCGCCTCCTTCGTAGTCTTCATTGAGGAAGAGAGACATACTAATTTTTCTCACAACACCATTGAGTATCTTTGGATGTTGATCCATATGCCAATCATAGAATCCACCTTCACCATAAGATCCAAACTGCACAGGTTCCACACCAGTGATGTTTAGATTCCAATGTGCTCCTCTATTGATTGGTTTGACCATACGCAAAAGCATGGACAAGAGATTTTTATCTCTCACCCATGCCACATCGGTCATTCTTTTTGTGCCACTGATTTGATTATATAATCTTCCTTCTTCCCACTCTAATGTGGCAGTTGCAATTGCTTTCTGGACTGTCGCTATAGAGTCACGATTTAATGTGACTTGCTTGTAGAAGAGACCGTAATTCATCAAAAACCATTCTTAAATTTCTCCCACTCAATTGCATTTTTAATTTGAAATGTCCTGTTGTTGATTTGCTTCAGTACACTTTCAAGAAACGCTAGAGTCTGCTCTATGTATGCAATCTTATACTGAAGTTTTTTGATGTCTTCATCAGCATCAATAAACATTGTGATCTCTTCTTTGGTTGTAAGTTTGAGATCAAATGGCATTTCTTTATATACTGAAGATGGTGCCTTACCCTTGTAATACAACCATTTGTCTCTAACAAGTTGATTCAATTCCAACTCTCTTTCTTTTTTCATGAGAGAGTATGTATTAAAAAACTCCATGTATCTCATATGGAGTTGTGGGACTTTTGTAGATTCTTCACAATAAAGGTCAGTGTCAATTACACTGTCCTTCTTCCACATTTCTTGTAGGGTTTCTAGATTCATAACGATATTTAAGTGCTTGGAGGTGCCATGCTTGACATAGACTCTTGGGTCCTTCCTTCAGAAGTTTTCTTTCCTCAGGAGTTATAACCCAATTATCTAAGATGTGTTGCTTCCATTCTATCATCTTCTTGTCTGACTGTTGGTATCTCTTACTTCATACAAAGTATACTTGAAAGTTGCTGAAGCGGTAAAAAATTCATTATCACTTCCAGTTACATCAAATGAAAGTGTAGATAAGTTGATTGGCCATAATGATTTGAATACTACATCAAAATTAGAATTATTGTTATTGTTTAAAATCATTAGTGATCCGTCAGAGTAACGATATTCATTACCTAGACCACGAGCAGGTTCTTCTTGTGCTTTAAAAACAGTCCTATCATCGATACTTTGTGGTGTGCCTAAAGCACGCATCCAATTATGGATTTGCATATAATTTTCTAGATTTTCATCCACAATAAAATCGATAGTTAACTCACCATACTGAATGTTTCCTTCAGTGGGAATAGGCACCAAACCTCTAGTTGGAAGATCAACGTTTCCTAAGGTTAGATCTGGGATTGATGCACGCTGGCATAAAAACGAAACCTTCTTTGCTTTATCCAATACAAAAAGAAATCCAATTGGAGAAAGATAATTGTTGTTTGTTAGCTGCTCGTTATACCAGTTTGCCATTCAACTGTTGTATTCAACATTAATATTTAGATAAAAAAAAGGGGCGTTTAGACCCCTCGGACACTTCCTTCACACGGTAGTTTTATTTATAAGGTTTCAATCATAAGAGCAACCTCTTGCATATACGTTTACACTGACTTTGATTTGTTATATCGCACTCAATTAGACATTCATAGTAGTCATTCAACTTTTGATTTTCGACTTCAAATTCATCGATAGTGTCTTCAAAATGACGCCATTCATCTAGTTGATTGCGAGAGGTAATGTTGTGCATATTCACCCCCGTAACTTGGACTCATAATTATGATTGGGGTTTAGGGATCATTTTTCCACCTCGCTTAATTCCATTACTAGTTATATGCGTTGTGTGCAATTTCTGACAGAATCGATGTGACTAACAACAACTCTTATTTTTTGTATACTTGACTACACATTCTACTTAACATAAAATTTACATAAAAAAAGACCCCCCTTGCGGGAGGTCTGAAAGGACATGTTGGGCAACCAGCGCCACA